TTAGTGACAAAAGATGTTTCTGAGTTTTCAGTGAAATCCTGAATGGCTTGCTTGAGCGAAGTAAAAGTAAAGCTCATCTTAAATCTCCTTAATACCCGCCGCCACTATCACCGCCGCCACTATCGCCGCTATCAGAACTACCAGAGTCAGCAACAGTTCCACCTATCGTAACAGAACCCACTTGTCCCAGTCCCTCTAGGGTACTTTGAGGCAAATAGTCAGCAGTTGGAAACCCTACAGGAGCAAAGCCATATTGAATATCTCTTTGTTGCGTTAAGTTTTGTTCTGGCCTTGCATTTCTCAAAGCTTCTGCGTCTACCACATGAGGAACTGGCTCTAGCTGTGGATGCTTTGGCTCATATTCATCTCGGCCAACAAGAAGACCGTTCCATTCTTTCCGCATATCTTTTAGTCGATAACGGAACCCAGAACGATCAGATACGCCATACGCATATTTGCCTGCCGCAAATCTTGCCATCAACTTACTCTGTAGTAACTAAGATTAGGAGCAACACTAAACGATGCTCTATCTCTATCTTCTGCCTGTGCGCGATCAAATTCTTCGTCGTATATGGCCTTCAACAACTGAATTCTGTCTGGCGCTTTTTTGATTGCCAAATAATACGCCAGTCCAGCAGCCAAACATGGGTAAAATCTAAATGGAATCTCTAGCGTATCTATGAATGTGTCAGCATCCTGAATACGAGTAAGACAATCAAAAACCAGTACATCTGTACTGTTTTCAGGCAACGGCCAAACTTTTATTACAGGAGTAATCTGACGATCAATAAAGAACTGAGTCGGACGACCAGTTGTGGTTTTGCTTGGAATGCTGAGATAAGAATCTCTACTAATTCTTTCCATAGACAAATCGTTATTGTCACGGCGCACAACCATGGACAAAACATCTATGACATCAGACCCAAGATCATAATTACCATCAGATGCTGTAACTGTCTGTGTGCGTTGAACAATAGTCCACTGATTCAAGCCACGATTAGCCCAATCAGCGAAAAGAAGGTTCAACGATCTTTTTGCAGTCTGAAGATCGTAACCTGTGCGGACTTCTATGCCACACCGTTCAAATGCTTCTTCGATGTAATCACTTACATCAAGCTCAAAGTTCGTTGAACCAGAGGTTGCCATTATTTCTTAGCCTTGCCGCCACCACGCATACGACGTGGTTTTTTGGCAGCGCCGCCACCCATCATTCTTTTGGCTTTTTTAGCAGCACCGCCACCCATCATACCCATCGCTTTGCGAGGTGATACGTTTCCGGTTGCACCACCGCCACGCATACGACGCGGCTTTTTGGCGGCACCGCCGCCCATCATTCTTTTAGCCTTTTTGGCAGCGCCGCCGCCCATCATCTTTTTAGCTTTTTTCGCCATTTTTCAACCTTCTCTCTCGTCTTGCTAAGATAAGTTTGATGTAGTCTTCGGGGTCGTATTGTTCATAGTATCCCACTTTTTCTAGCCTTTGACTAGCATCGTCCAATTCTGATAGCCGTTGTATAAATATTATGGCCACCTCTCCCTCAAACACTAACACCCACAAATCTTGTTTAGTAACAGAAAAGTAGCTGTTCATTGCCATGCAAGCAGCTTCTAACTCATCGTATGATCTGTCTGGGTTTTCATCAATACAGACAGTTAAAGCATTCTTTGAGTCAAAATTTACACACTCTTCGGCAACTCTATCCCATAAGTCCCCTTCGCATACGACAACTTTCACACGATCATCTAACCATGCTTTTTTTGCATACGGACAAAGTGCAAACCCAGATTCAGGGTCTACAGGTGATAAATCTTCCATAATCCAACGACGAACAAATTCATTCATTTCTTCTTTCGTCGGACAGACGCAACTCTGCGTGGCTTACCAGCAGGCTGACCAATACGTTTTTTCTGGGCTATGCGAGATCTTTTTTCCGATTTTGTAAGCTCGGAAGTTGTTTTTGGAGTCTTAGAGGACACCCTTTTACTGGGGCGACAATATGGAGTACCCCGTTTTTCACCTTTGCGACGCCCACACGCCTTGCCTGTCCTAACGTCCTTCCAGTCTTCTTTGAACCATCTTTTAAGCGCAAGACCACTTTTTGTTTTCCTGACAGCCATTAATTCATTGCCTCTTTAATAGCGTTCAAAACATCTTTGATGTTAACAGGTTTGCTGTTCGGCTTGTACTCACAAGTCATTTCTCTGGGGCAAGTTTGAGTTGCATCCAGATGAATCACATCTTGTGTGTTATTGGCCCCCCTGTAAAGGCATACCCACTGTCCATCTACTTTTTCATAAGCAGCCAAGCGACAAGTGATTAATTCTTTAGCTTGCGCTGTATGAATTTTCAATAACATCACAAAGCCGAAAAGAACACCAGCACCTATCAAACCAACTAATATCCATGCTGTCCATTCAATGAACTTTCTGCGCTTCTCCCTTTGCTTGTATAAAGTTTCTTGGCGTTGTTTCCTTATTTTCGCTTCTGTACGAAGCAAATCTTCCCAAGCTGATTGACCAAGAGTTAGGCTAACCCATTGTTTTAATTCATTTCTTTGCGATTGAGCTTTGCGCTTGGCGGCAAACACCTCCATCGCTTCCTGCTCAATTGATTTTCCAGCAAAAAGTTTCCGAAATATGGGGGGATTTTTGGCTTCGCGTTCCGCTTGGTCGAGGTCACTTAAAGCACCCATCCAGCGCCCGATATCGGACATCATGGACTCGACGTCACGGCCTATGGCAAAGCCTTTTTTTATGGTGGCGAATGAGGCCGAGGCCAGCGCCATAGCCGAGGCAGGATCCATTAGTACACCCTCTGATCTTGCCTCGCTATTTCAGGGAGGCAGTAGGCTGTAATGGACTTTCCTTGCCCTGAAAGTCGTTTTGCGAAATAAATACAGTCGTCTACGCTTCTAAATCTAAGCGGTTCGTCTTTCACCTTAACGCCATCAAGAAAGACGTATAAGACGAAGACATGGATTATCTCAATTTTGTTGCTTTCCTTCGGCGTTCCATCACAGAGCCACACCCTCTTGCGATCATACCGTCTGTTGGTTGATTTTTGACTTTGCGCTTTCTAGGCTGCGTTTCGACAGATACTGCACCACCAGTCTCCATCTTCTTGGCCTTCTTCTTCTTTTTGCCACCAGTGCCATAGTTAGCAGCACCAACTTTCCTGCACTTTGCGATAGCCCCACTAGCATACGCGCTCGGAAAAACTCTGTAACGCGCCTTAACCTTATGATAACAAGCGTCTTTTGGCATATTCTTCCCCTTTTGTGGCGGGTTAGATATTTGTTTGCTCATTTGTGAGCGGCCAATTGCCATTAGATTAGCTGCTCCAATCCAGCGGCAAGTACAATGAGAACCATGGTTCCCCACATACGATTATCTAATGACTTCAGTTTGTCCTGAATGTCAGCATATCTTTCGCTGCAATCGGACTCATGCTTTTCCAAAAGCTTTAACACTTCATCGGCCTTCATTAGCACTTCCACCTTCTACGAGCTTGGCGAAGACGAGAGTTAGGATTCTTCGCTGCCTTTGGAAACTTTTTCATCTGTCCAGCAGAACGAGCGCAGAAAGACTTTCTTCGCTTTGCTGCTGCACTTCCGGGCTTAACCTTGCCTGTAACAGCAGTTTTAAGCTTGGAGCCGGGATTTTTCCTTCGATACGCCGCTACCCCAGCTTTAGTCATTCCCGCCCCAGCTTTTGTGGGGCGGAAATTCTTTTTGTTGCGCGGCGGCATTGTCGCCTTGCGCCTAGCCATTAGGCGTACTCTTTACGCATATACAGGATGATGGTGTAGGTATCAGCGCTAGTGTGACCAACAGTAGTGAAATTAATGTCACCAGTTTTGCCGGACCCAGCGTTGTTAGTTAAACCACCAAACAGCGAGTAATCATGATTGCCACTTTGGTTCTCACCAAGCTCAATACAGAAAGCATCTGAAGATGCGTCAAAAAGAATTTGCACCTTCATGCCAATGCACTGCCACCAAATTCTTTCAATGACAACGCCTGTGCATGTTTTCTGACTAGCTGTATTAGAACCCAAAGGCTGTAGAGAACTTACATCAACTTTGGTAACAGCGTCTTCTCCGGTACCATCGCTGATATTAGTAAACTTAATTACGGCAAAACGATCACCGTCGATAAGAGTCTGAGAGGTTACGGCGTCAGCCATTTACGCCTCCCTTACTCTACGCCGTCATTCGACATTGCGTATGTGAGGATTCCTGTCCATGTGCCGCCAGTGGCCGCTGAAGAGCCATTCATGGCTGTAACGGTAGT